CTTACCTTATCTTTTAATTCTTCTACATCATTTAACGCTTTTTCTAATTGCGTTTTTAAAAATTCTATATTAACTTTGTTCGTCATATTTTGTTCTTGATTTGTAATTAATTTTTCTACATCTTCAAACAAAGCTTCTATTAACATAAATTGTTCTTGATCTGTTGGTTTTTGTTCTGACTTTTTAAGTAAATCTGCATTAAATAATTCTCTTGATGTTTCTAATGATGTTAGTCTAGCTGTCACCTCGGTATAAGCGAACACGCCCATTGCGACGAGCACGATCAGGCTAGCTACCGTTTTCATCGGCATCTGTACTCTTGCCTCGTCTCCGATGTTTAATGGTTTATTGGACACTTGGTCCTCCACATAAAGCCAATCCAACTAACATTACTATTAATAAGCCTGTTGCATAATAGTTCATCCTTTGACACTCCATAATTATCTAGTCCAAAAAAATATTCTACGCCACCAATTTGATTTTATTACAACTGGTTTAACTTCACACTTACACTTCTTTTTTTCAAATTTACAATCTGCACATATATTTAAACTCATTTTTTCTCCTCAATATCATAAAACATTTTATCAGAATCTTCTGTTACCCAATCAGATCCTTCACAGTCCCAGTATGTAGTTTGTACGCTATAGTCTGGCCAATCATTATCTGTTGTATAACTGTTCACATGCCAAATGATTCTATTGTTTGGCTGCGCTGCATAATTACCGTTTTTCAACGCTAATATGTGTGCACACTTGTGCTCTTGCGGAATTTCTGAATGTTCCGTGTTTAGTATATTAGTCTCTGGATGCGCCCAGTCAATAGTAAATAAATATTGACCTGGATAGAATTTTTTATCTTTTCCTAAATACTTACCTTCTATACCAGCCAACCAATCAAAACAATGGACACTAGGATAATAACTAAAGCAGTTCCACAGTTCGAGTTGATCCACTCGCATATCAGGCACGTCTTTTCTTTCAAACTCTTTTTGAAAGAATGCTGAAATAGGTAGTCTATAAAAGACCGCACCATTTGGTAGCATGCAATGGAATAAGATTGCACGACCTGAAATAGAGCTAAGACCAAAGATAACACAGTCACTAGACTGTCCTTTATTTTTTTTAAGATCATAGAGATACTCCCTTCTTATTTTACAATAAATCGGCGGTATGTTAGCATTTAAATAAGCCATAGTACATTACTTTATTTCTCCCCAATTAGGACCAGATTCGTAGTCTACTTTATTTGGTACTTCTAAGTCAACTGCATTTTCCATGATGTTTTTTATTTTATCTGCTTGTTCTTTTGACTCAATAGAAAAATCTAACTCGTCATGTATTTGTATATGTGCAAGTAACCCTTCTTTATATAAATCAACCATAGCTTTTTTAGTCATGTCTGCAGCACTACCTTGAATTAATTTGTTAAGTGCTTTGTATGTAAATGCTCTACGTGTAGAGTTTTGATGCCAATAATTTTTCTTTGGTTTGCCATCTTTATCTTTAATTATATTACCTTCAAAATCTTTTAAGTGCGGTCCCATTTCTTGCAATTCCAACATACGTTCATGATCTTCCGGTGGTACATAAGTCCCCCAGTCTGCACCACGTAGCACAGGTTCATACTTAGGAAATCTACAACGTCTACCAAGTAATGTTTTTATCTGTCCTCTTGCTTCTGCAGCTTTCATAACTTTATTCATCAATTGTTTTACGAATGGAGCTTCGCCATGATACTTTAAAAATAATTCTTCTGATTTTTCTTTTGAAACACCTAGTTCACCTTGTAGCTTTGCTTTTCCCATTCCATAAAACAAACCTAAATTAATTGTCTTAGCTTGTGATCTTGGTATTTTAGCCATTTCTGAAACTATTTTGTGAAAGTCTGTTGAAGGATCATTTTCATAAGAGTCTGCAATTTTATTTACAGAGGGTAGAGAAAATTTTAAAGCATAGTGTGCAACAAGCCTTGGTTCCTGTTGCGAGTAATCAAATGTTCCCCACTTACAACCTTCTTCAGGTATAAATAAACTTCTAAGTAAAGGCCCTGTTTCCGGGTCCCTGGCTGGTATTTGCTGTAGGTTTGGATTAGAGTAACTAAACCTACCTGTTACAGTTCCTCCATCATCAGATCTGATTTGATTTATGTCTGCATGAATCCTACCACAATGTTCATGTTTTAATATTGTATCTATAAATGTGGTATTGACCTTGTTTAATTTTCTTGCCTGTGCTATCATTTGAACTATAGGATGAGGATGATTAGAAAGGAAATTTTTTGTAAATGAAGGTGATTGAGTTTTTTCAGTTTTTTCGTACGGTAACTTTAACTTATCGAAAACAGTTGCAATTGATCTTGCAGCCCATATCTGAGTATCTACTCCTGTTTCTTTTTTCACTTGGTGTAGCAATAATTCTTCTCTGGTGGACAGTTCTTTTTTTAATTGATTGGATGCTTCAACATCTACCCGCACCCCTAGGAAACGCATATCGACAAGACAAGGAAAAAGATCTGTCTCAAGATTAAATATATCTTGTAAGTTATCTTCAACAATTATTTTTTTTAATTTATTCCATAATTTTAAAGTTATCTCTGCATCTTTTTCAGCATAAGCTCCAACTTCCATTGCAGGTAGTCTCCACATTTCAGCTTTTGCATCTAGTCCTCTTTCTTTTGCAGCTTGAACTAATCTTGCTTCACTCTTACCTTCACTTAAATGATGCCACGACAAAGTATTTAGCGTGTATGAAAATCTATTTTCATCTATAAGACTCGCTGCAATCATTGTATCTATGATTAAACCATTGATTTTTATACCTAAATTACGTATCCAACATACGTCGTACATTGCGTTATGAAATATTTTTGTAGCTGGTGATTTACAAATATCTCTAAACCATTCTAAAGTTTTTTCACGATCTAAGTTTGGTCCTTCTTCATGTGCTATTGGAAAATAATTTTTGTATCCATTAACAGCAACAGCTATACCTACGACTTCACCTTGTCCTGATATTGCACCTGAACCAGTTGATTTTAAATTAGGATCACGTGTTTCTAAGTCAATTGCAATTTCTTCTGCTTCTCTTAAATCAGGAAATTCTTTTGGTATGATCCATTCTGTCTGTGCAACAATCATTTCTTTTTAAGATCTTTCATTGTTTTTATTTCTAATTCACAATAATGAATTATTTTTTCTAAATCTTGTATGCCATTTTTATTTTTATAACGACACACGTACTTTATAACGTTTCCCTGAAAAAAGGAAAGGTCATTCTTAGAAATAAATTCATAAGGCTGAATGTGGAAGTCTTTATAATGACTCCCGCCTATCTGTTTATCTTGTGGAAATGCTTCTTTAAATATATCTTTGTTTGTCATAGTGGGTAGGCCTTTCTTGTTTTATTTGCTAGTTTAAACATATAGAGATTGTTTTTTGCACGTGTGTACGCTACATACCAAACTCTATGTTCTTCGTCTGCTTTGTCTTGACTTTGATTCATTGCTTTAATTATTTTATCACCAAGATCTAAACATAGAATTACATTGTCTTGTTCTCCACCTTTGATAGCGTGAATTGTAGAAATCCATATCCGTGAAGGTTCATCTAAATTTTCTTTGTTCTCAAACAAACGAACTAAATATTCTTTGTCATCATCATGTGCTAATGAAAATTCTTCAAACCAACCTTTATTTTTATTCCACTTAACATTTCCAATATAATCTTTTATGTCTTTTATGTGTTCCTCTAATAATTCCTCACCTTTACGCCATCTTTCATAATTTTTTATAGCTCTATATAAAGTTACAGGAATACTCTTACCTTTATTACTTTCAAAGTATAAACCTTTTTCTATTAATATTTCTTCTATTTTTTTTAATTTTGATACAGTTCTAGCTAGTATTAGCCACTTACCTTTAATTAAATCTATTTCATCTAAGTTATAAATTTCTTCCGATATGCCTCTGTAGTTTCTTGAATAATAAAGTTTTTGTTTTTTTATTCCAACTATATTTCCTATGGCAACTTTAGATTGTTCTTGCACTGCTTTTGATATTCTTTTTGAATATATTAAAACTTTTTCTTTTGCAGGTTCTTTTATAAATCTACTTACATCTGCTCCAGCCCAAGCAAAAATGGCCTGGTCATCATCTCCTGCTAAATAAATATCTTTAGCCTTAGTTTTTAAAATATCATACAGTTTCCATTGCAGTGGTGATAAGTCTTGGGCCTCATCTATAAAAATAACATCAAACTCTGGTATTTTTTTAGGTTGATCTGTTAGATTTTTAATCATGTCATTAAACTCAAATATCTTTTTTTTACTTTTATAATTAGATAAATTTTTATTTATGTGGTCTAAAGTAATCCAATCAACATCTTTAGGATCATATTCTTCTAAATTAAATTCTTTTTTTAAATTAACGTTTCTATTAAAAGCTCTCTGTATTATTTGAAAATATGTATTTTCAAATCCTAAATAAAATGATTCGTCTTTGTTATAACGATCATAAAATTTTACTTGTAAATTTAATTTTTTACCTAGTTCTTCATAATGATAAGGTTGCATTACATCTTCTTGTATCATTCCTAAACATTCAAAAGCTAAAGCATGTAATGTTTTAAAATATCTTAATTTTTTATTTGCAAAAGGCATTCTTTCTTTTGCTTCATCTGCAGCTTTTTTAGTAAATGCAAAGTATCCTATACGATCCAAAGGTACACCTATTCTCGCATAAGCTTTTGCTCTGGATATTAAACGATGTGTTTTACCTGTTCCAGGTGGTCCATAATATTTATAAATCACACTACTTCTTCTTCACTTTCAATCTCTATTGTTTCGTTAACTTCTTCTTTTTCTTCAAAAATAAATAAAGGTATTCTTGCCGCTCTTATTGCTTTAAATGGTTTATCTTCATCATCTTTACCTGGATACCTTTTTTGTTTACCAAACAAAACTCTTTTATCTTCATCTTTATCTTCATGATTGAACAGCTCTCTTTCAATCATATAAGATGTTTTCTGTGCATCATGTTTCCATTCTTCATTTTTTAATTTATCTAAAAATTTATCAAATACAAACCACGCAAACTTTTCTTCTACTAGTGGCCTACCACTTGAAAAAGACATGAAGCTTGTTGCCTGAGCCCCGTATATATGTTTCTCTAACAATTTCTTTAGTATTTCTTTTGGACTTGTACCTTCTGCAGGTTCTATAATTTCTATTTTTTCTTTACTACTTATTGATTTTAATATCTCATCAAATTGATCTTGTTTAATTGATGGTGCTACAATTAAAGCTTGTTCAAATAATACGGTTTTAAATTCATGCACTTGAGTTAATTTATATGTATTTTTACAATGCAATTGTACTGTTTCACTTTCTTCAGCGTTTTCTACAGTGACTCTCCACTCTGGATTAGGTTTTATATTTATTTTTTGTAGGTTACTTAATGTAGGATAGTTTGCTTTTTCTCCCGATAACACACCAAATTTCCTTTTTACACATAATGCTTTCATACAGTTTGGTTCAAGTAATGGATCTGTACAAGTAAAACCTTTCTTTTGTTTTTCCCAGTTTTTTATTTTTTGTTTTATATGATCATCTGTCCAGTGTTCATCAAAAGAAAAATACTTTCTACCTGCTTGTAATACCATTTTTTGCCAACTGTCTGTATATTTTTTCTTAGCAAAAACCATGTAGTTATATAAAAATCTATCTCTACCATCTGTAAATGTCATAATTTCTTTAGTTAATTTTTGTAAACATGGTGGACCATCTTCAAATTCTTCTCCACCACCTTTTAGTTCTGAATAAATTAAATCTTCTTTTATCTTTTTAAAATTTTTTGGATCAACTAAATTTAAACCAACTGTTTCTACAAATTTTTGAAATGTCATTTGACTACCATCTGGATCTAATGCTTTTCTATCACTACCGTTGTAAGGTAAATTAATAAAGTTACCATTAGATACTGTTCCATCACTTGATATAAGTTGTGTTTGTTTTGGAAATACTTCTGTTGCATGTGGTAGTTTGAATGCAACTAATAATTCTTCTAAAAAACTTCTTATCTCTTTTGCTTTGACCCACCCAGTGGTGAATACATATAAATGTAGTCCACCACTTTTTGATAATATGGGAATAATCGGTAGGTCTTTATCTTGGATGACATCAAGATAAAATTTTTTATCAATAGGATATTTATCTACATCTATGGCACCAAATTTTGCCATACCTTCATCAGTACAAGGTTGTATGCCTATTGATTTAATTCCTTTTATATGATCTTCGTAGTCTTGATCTGTAACAGGAGTCTTAGTCCATTCATGTTTCCATTTTTTCTTGCCTGTTACTTCGTCAATGTATCCATCATCGACTTTACAGACACCATAACTTCTTTGTAACCCTGTAAAATATTCTATGTATTCTTTCATTTGTCATCCTGTTTATTTTGTTGAGGCGACTCCAGTCTCCCTTTGTCGCCTCTGTACTCACTGGCCGTGTCTACTTCCCAAAGGGAAACTATATAATATCTTTTGAATTAGTTTCTTCAACTTTTTCATACTGAGGTTTATTTGAACCTTGTGATACTTGTTTTTGAAACTCTTGAGCCATCATATATATAGCTGCATCATCTTCTTTAGATACATCTAACATTTTATTCATTGATGGTTTATAAACATGCCATCTTTTATCTCCTGCATTTTTTTCTACAGTTTGTAAATTAAAAACTGCAGAATATGCTGCCGGTTGAAAAGAACCTTCATTATCTGTTATTCTTAAATTAGAAATAAGATCATTTAGTTTTCTTGCCGGTGTAAGATTAGATGATCTCATAGTGATCACTGCTTTTCTTGGCGCACCATCTACCATTACAATCACAAAAAAATACATGGTTTTTTCAATATAGTTACCATTCTGTAATCTATATTTTATACCTCGCATTTCTTCTTTTGCTGTAGCAGGTGGAGTTAAATGTGTTCCAACAGGTGCTGATGGACTATCTCCCATTTCTTGCCACTCTGGCCATCTAGTCTGCGTATGTGCTACGATAACTTGAATACCTTTTTCACCATCCATAGGTTGACCAAAACTACTAGAATATAACATTCCAGGTTCTGCTCCTTCTACATGTTTGGGACTTCGTGTATTACATTCTGGTGATAGTTGATGTAATATTTTCAGAATTGGTGTTGACACATCATCTGATTTTATCTCCTCTGCACCTTTGCCTGAATCAGCTCTTAGATTTAGAGAAGCGAGTGCACCTGCACTTTCTTTTTTTACTACTTGTTTATTCATACTATTTTACTCCTTTATTAGTTTAGTATTTTATTAGTTTACTTTTTATTAGTTACACTAGTTCTGTTACCTTCTAGTATATTAAATAGATCAGCAGGAACTTCATTACCTTTTTCTTTCCATTCCCGTATCACTACTGAGAGTTGAGAGTGGTGAACACTTTCTTTTTGAGAAGGTTCATAGCCACTCTCCCTCGCAAGGTTAGCATAAGCCATTGCCTTGTTATCTTCGCTTTGACCAAAGTTAACTATGATTTCATTTTTCACAATATCACCTAAGTCATTGTCTCGAAGCCATTGTATTGCTTCTAGCTTTTTATC